GGAGCAGCTGAAGAAGAAGCTACATCACATGGTGAGCCATATGAGAATTTTGCACAAAGTGTTAATTTAAGTCTTAAACGTTATTTAGATGCAGAAGATATGAAAGTAGGCTTAAAAGAGCATACTATAGCAGATATCAAAGAAGCATATAAAAAATCTAAAGGCGAGTAATAATGGATATTGAAGAAATACGCAGATTAAAAGAACTATCTGGTATTACAGAAGATAGAAATGATCAAGTCTTTTATCTAATGAAAAAATCATTATTAAGAGGCAAATGGTATCTTGAGAATGAAGAAATGGATCCAGAAATGGTTTCATCAGAATTACGTGATATTAACAATATGCTTAATGCTGTTGAAGATGGTATAGATGATATATCACTGGTTGGTCTAGATACAGCAGTAGACGAACAATACATGCATTTACACAGACAATGTGCTGCTAAGTTAAAAGGTGCAGTTTCTAATATATATGGAGTAGATCATGACGTTCTACCACTAGATGCAAAACCTAATCCAGATTCACCATATAATTCAGGTCAAGTAGAAGAAAATATTCAATAGTTTCCCTTCTCCCGAAGTGAAATCAAAGCGGTGTAGTTTTAATTAGCTGCACCGCTTTTTCTTGTATAAATAGTAGTATGCAAATACCTACATATACATATACCGACCCTTTTGATCAGACTATAGAATTTATAATACCAGCTCCTCACACAAATATCTGCATAAGCATATCCGGCGGCGCCGATAGTGCTATATTACTATATATGTTAATAAACTATTGTGAAGAACATAGGCCAGATGCAGAAATACATGTTATAACAGCTTCTAATCCACTTAAAGGGTGGAAGAATGCTAAGTGGAGTACAAATGTTATAGATACAATACTTCATCTTACAAAAACAAACCTAATTAAAAGTCATCACACTGTTTACAGCAAACAAAATTCTAGACAAGAATTAACTAGTACTGAAAAAATGATACAAATTAAACATGGCATTACATTTACTATTGATGGCACTACTCAAAATCCAGCAGTAGAGGTTAGTGACACATTTGGACCACCGACATTAAAAAACCGCGATCCTGGACACGGCAGAAACATTTGGTGGACTAGTGATACAGGAGTAAAATATTTTATTCCATTTATGCACGTAGACAAACGTATGGTAGCACACTTATATAAACATTTTGATATGCTAGACGTATTATTTCCACTTACGAGAAGTTGTGAGTGGCACAATTCAAACACATTTGACTCTTCTAATCCAGGTGATGGACACTGTGGTCAATGTTGGTGGTGTAAAGAACGTGAATGGGCATTTGGGAGATTATAATGGCAGTTGATACTAAATTAACAAAAACCCCGTACAAAAAAGAAAAATATACTGAACAGCAAATCCACGAACTTGCGTTATGCTCTACTGATCCTAAGCACTTTATGAAGGAACACTGTTATATTCAGCATCCTACAAAAGGTCGTATGAAATTTGCTTTATATGATTTCCAAGAAGAACTAGTAGACATATATCATAACAATAGATACAGTATTAGTATGCTTGCACGACAAACAGGTAAATCAACTTGTGCAGCAGGTTATTTGTTATGGTATGCAATGTTTAATCCAGATCAAACCATTTTAGTTGCAGCACACAAGTACAGCGGAGCAAGTGAAATTATGCAACGTATTAGATTTGCTTACGAAACACTGCCTGATTTTATTAGAGCTGGTGTTACAGCATATAACAAAGGATCGTTGGAATTTGATAACGGATCACGCATTGTAGCACAGAGCACAACAGAAAATACTGGACGTGGTTTGTCCATATCATTAGCATACTTAGACGAGTTTGCGTTTGTTAGACCTAGTGTTGCAAAGGAATTTTGGACTTCACTATCTCCTACACTAGCAACAGGTGGTAAATGTATTATTACAAGTACGCCAAATATGGACGATGATCAGTTTGCACAAATTTGGCGAGATGCAAATAAAAATGCAGATGAATTTGGTAACGCAACAGATCAAGGTATAAACGGATTTGCACATTATCTCGCAACATGGGAAGTACACCCAGATAGAGATGAAGAATGGGCTAGCGTAGAACGTGGAAAAATTGGCGAAGAAAGATTTAGGCGTGAACATAATTGTGAATTTATTGCGTTTGACGAAACACTAATTGATAGTATTAAACTTAGTAACATGGAAGCTAGAGACCCGTATGCTAAAGCAGGACAAGTACGTTGGTATGCACCAATTGCTAAAGGTAAACTTTATATGATTGGACTTGATCCTAGTTTAGGAACAGGCGGAGACAACAGTGCTATACAAGTATACAGTATGCCCGGTATGAAGCAAATAGCAGAATGGATGCATAATAGAACTACAGTACAAGGCCAGATTAAAATATTAAGAGAAATTGCACAGTACATTGAAAGTGAAACTGATGGAGACTGTGAAATATACTACAGTATGGAAAATAATACATTAGGCGAAGCAGCATTAGTTGTTGTTGAAGAACATGGAGAAGAAAACTTTCCTGGTACATTCTTAAGCGAAACACGACAACATGGAAACTCTAAACGTTATAGAAGAGGCTTTACAACTACCCACAAAAGTAAAATCAGTGCATGTGCTAAATTAAAGCATTGGGTTGAAACAGAAAAATTAGAAATAGCAAGTAAACCATTGTTAAGAGAATTAAAAACATTTATAGCCAGAGGCAACAGTTATTCTGCAAAAGACGGCGAACATGATGACCTTGTGATGGCACTTAATTTAATTGTACGCATGAGCATGGAAGTATCAAAATACGAAGAAAGTGCGTTTGAATACTTAAATGATGACTTTGAAGACGGTGATGGAATGGAACCTATGCCATTTAGTTTAATATAAATGAAGGCAACGTTGATTATATATAAGTCTGGTCAATGTGGAAATTACATAGCATCAAACATATCGAGATTTATATTAGAAGAAGAAACAACATACTTTAAAAATGAATTTAATGAGTATCTTCATCTAAAAGGATACCAAATATCATTTGATGCAAATGATGGCAACCAGACAGACAGTACATCAGTTATTCCATCACACTTTAACACATTAATGAAAACACATGAGTCTGCTGATGGTATGAATCCAGGCTACAATATACAAAATTATAGATTAATGCTGAACAAAATAAAACGACGATATGACAAGGTAGTAGTAATCAATAACAATTGGAATATGTCTTGGTCAAACACCTTAGGTGCAGTTAAGAAAGATATGGTACTTAACAATCATTTATCAAGTGAAAAATTATTATTAGATCAATATGACACTGTTTCTGGAATAGATGAATTAAATGTAGCAAAACATTATGCATTTTTAAGTAGAACATTAAAAAACTTAGGAATGGACGTGTTTGATGTAGATTTTAAAGAATTATTAATAGATAAAAACATAGAATTATATAATGAGATGTGTTCATTCTTTAATAAACAACACTCGTTAATAGGATACAACAACCTGGCTAATTATGTAGATAAAAACATAGAACTAATGGAAACTCACGGTTTTATTATAAGTGAATAGAATAATCTGTATTTAGATAAATACATTAATAAAGGGAATACTATACAATGCAATTATCACAAGAAATTTTTAACATCCTAAAAGGGGCAAACATTAAACTAAAATTGTTTGATCCAGCAGGAAATAAAACATTAGATCCAGAATTGTCTGCAAGATTTTACGCATACGATCAGGACTTTCTTATCACAATACGTGAAGAAGACGGTCAAGTTGAACTAGTTGTACAAGCAGGAGCAAGTTTCAACTTTGACAAGAATAAGAACCTATTGAATAGTATCAAACGAGCAGGACACAACGCTATGGCAGAATATAACATTAGAAAATTTGATAAGAATATCGAACCAAAAGATTTCGCACACGAAACAGTATCCGAAGGATATGCAGTGGCAACAGGAAGTCTTAAAACAAGCTACATCCAATTACCAGAATCTACTAGACTTATAATTAGACACTCAAAAGGTGTTAATGAAGAAGTTAGAGGATCACGTTCACGTAATATACAATCTATGTTTATTGAGAACAGTGCAGGAGAAAGATTTAAATTCCCACACAGATATTTACAAGGTGCTAAAGCTATGGCCAAGCACGTAAGCATGGGCGGAACTCCATATGATGCAATTGGTGAGTCAATTATATCAATATGTGAAGAAGTATCGCAATGCAATCAATTTATAAGACATGTTCGTACAAATAAGCTAGTTAATGAAGGCAATGCAAATATTGTTGAAACTATCAAGCATAAGTTAAATGAACTGAAAAATACCGTAAAAACCTTACAAACTACTAGAGGTTATGATAGTTATGAGGCTCCTACAAGCACAATCGCAGAAAATTCCAAAAAAGAGGTTGACATATCCGATAAGTTTATGTATAATACATTTGAAGCTGCTAAAAATATGGACGCAGTTTTAGAAACAGTTGCTCGTATAATAAAGGAGAGAGATGGTATGACAGATCTAACTAAACAATATGTAATGAGGCTTTATGATATGATTAAAGCTAAGGAAGATTTTAAACTAACAATCAACCCTGACGATCCGGAACATCCTGATAATGAAGACCCAGTTAAATATTCAGGCGGTAATGGTGCAATGGCAAAATTAAGTTCTATGCTATCGTATCTAGCTATGTCAAGTAAAAATGACGAAGCGTTTAATATACTAAGCCACCTTGGCTCAGAGCTGTACGACTTACCTCAAAATCATGTCGTTATGCTTGCTAAGATTTGCAAATTCCTTGATGGAAACTACTCAGTAGAACCTAAAGCAGTTGCAGGCGAAAGTATTGTAGAATCAATTATGACAGGTTTACGTAGGAAAATTGCTTAAATAATTATTTAAATAATTTTCTGTAAAAAACGCTTGACAGTAGGCGTAATATGTTATATACTGTAAAGGCAATCAAAGGCAAAGTAACAATAATGTTACAAAACACAAAGTGGGACATGTAGTTCCGCTACAAATAAAGGCTAATATAGGAGAAACTAATAATGGCATCTTTAGCAGAAATCCGTGCAAAACTACAGGCACAAGATAAAAAGAGTTCAGGCTCTAGTAGTAACACAGGCGACAACGCCATCTTTACACATTGGAACATTCCAGAAGGAACTAGTGCAACACTACGTTTCCTACCGGATGCAGACGAAGACAACACTTTCTTTTGGAAAGAACGTCAAATGATTCGTTTAAGTTTTCCAGGTGTCAAAGGCGGAGACGAAAACAAACCAGTAACAATCCAAGTACCATGCGTAGAAATGTGGGGTGATACATGCCCAGTACACGCAGAAATTCGTCCTTGGTTTAAAGATCCAACTATGGAAGACATGGGTCGTAAATATTGGAAGAAGCGTTCATACGTATTCCAAGGGTTTGTACCACAAAGCGAATTAAAGGAAGATACAGTTCCTGAGAATCCAATTCGTCGTTTTGTAATCTCACCTCAAATTTATAAAATTATTAGTTCAGCACTAATGGATCCTGAATTCCAGGAAATCCCAACTGACTACGAAGCTGGTACAGATTTTACAATTAAAAAATCTACCAAAGGTCAATACGCTGACTATAGCACATCTAATTGGGCTCGTAGAGAACGTAGCTTAGATCAAGCAGAACGTGATGCAATTGCAACATATGGCTTGTTTAATCTAAACGACTTCTTACCTAAGAAACCAGATGCAGAACATCTAAACGCTATCTTTGAAATGTTTGAAGCAAGTGTAGATGGACAATTGTATGATCCAGCACGTTTTGGTAATTACTATCGTCCATATGGTGTTGATGCACCAGCTCCAGGCGCAGCTCCAGTAGCGGCACCAGTTGCAGCTCCAGTAGCAGAAGCAGCACCAGTTGCAGCTCCAGTAGCGGCACCAGTTGCAGCTCCAGTAGCGCAAGCAGCTCCAGTAGCACAAGCAGAACCAGAAATGGCGACAGCTAATGCAGGAAGTGCAGTACCGAGTGCTCAGGACATTTTGGCTTCGATTAGAAATCGTAAAGATCAATAAGTAATATAAATTAGTGGGGGGAGAAATCCCCTCGCTCTTAACAGGAGAAAACATTATGGCGAGACCATTTGACGTAAGTAAATTCCGTAAAGCTATTACTAAAAGTGTACCAGGACTAAGCGTAGGCTTTAATGATCCTGATACATGGATTAGCACAGGAAATTACACACTAAACAAACTTATCAGCAACGATTTCCATAAGGGAATTCCACTAGGCAAAGTAACAGTACTTGCCGGTGAAAGTGGTGCAGGTAAATCATATATTGCTGCAGGTAACGTAGTTAAATCAGCACAAGAACAAGGCATTTTTGTTATCTTAATTGATACTGAGAACGCACTCGACGAAGCATGGTTACATGCACTTAAAGTAGATACTTCACCAGAAAAACTATTAAAACTTAACATGTCAATGATTGATGATGTTGCTAAAACAATTAGTGACTTTATGAAAGACTACAAAGCAGAATATGCTGACGCAGAAGATGAAAATCGTCCTAAAGTATTGTTTGTAGTTGATTCGTTGGGCATGCTACTAACACCTACAGATGTTAATCAGTTCCAAGCAGGTGATATGAAAGGTGATATGGGTCGTAAACCTAAAGCACTTACATCACTAGTACGTAACACAGTTAATATGTTTGGACAATACAACGTAGGACTACTAGCAACTAATCACACTTATGCATCACAGGATATGTTTGATCCAGATGATAAGATCTCAGGCGGGCAGGGCTTTATATACGCATCAAGTATTGTTATTGCAATGCGTAAACTAAAACTTAAAGTAGATGCAGACGGTAACAAAACATCACAAGTATGGGGTATCCGTGCTGCGTGTAAGGTAATGAAAACACGTTACTCGAAACCGTTTGAAAGCGTACAAGTTGAAATTCCATACGAAACAGGTATGAGTCCATTTAGTGGCTTAACTGATTTCTTTGAAGCTAAAGGCATATTAAAGAAAAGTGGTAACAGTTTAGAATACATTAGTCCTACAACGGGCGAAATAATTAAAATGTTCCGTAAGCCTTGGAATGCAAATAAAGATGGCGCATTAGAAACAGTTATGCGTGAGTATGACGACGACATAGTTGACGCAGTTGAAGAAGAAGTAATAGACACTGAAATGATGGAGGAAGCAAATGAATCTAACTGATGGAGATTTTGAATTTGTGTTTAACATGTACGATGAAGCACAAAACTTTATTAGCGACAAAGATAAACTAGAATTTGCAAATAAAACTATTTTGCATCTTGTAGACTTTGGATTTGATGTTAGACCAGCTACAAAAGAAATTTCAGACCATTGCGAATTTTTAGGAGAGGCAATGGATTTATATTTAGAATCTGAAGAAGAAGACGAAGATATCTTTGATGATGATAATCCAGACGATGAAGAGCTCGATTACTAATGAGCAAATGGTATCGTAAAGTTACAGCAAACTTAGGAGAGATAGTTTCGGCTATCTCTCATTTTGAACGAGAAATTGATGAAGCACGATTTGAGTGCAGTATGAAAGGTGTACTTGAGAAACATAGTAGAGAAATGCCTGGCATAGTTGAACATAGGTTTAATCAACTACAGGAAGTTGAAGCTATTTTAGAATTCCTCCATACAGAAATGCGTAAACTTAGATCCCAAACTTTTAGAAAATTCTTAGAAAATTACAATAAAGCACTTAGTTCACGTGATGCTGAAAAATATGTAGATGGTGAACAAAATGTAGTAGATTTACAATATTTAATTAATGACTTTAGTTTAGTACGTAATCAATATATTGGTGTTATTAAAGCACTAGAAGCTAAAGGTTTTCAAATTAATAATATTGTTAAATTACGAGCAGCAGGCTTAGAAGATATTTCATTATAATATAATTATCAAATAAAGGTTGACAAGCAAGACTTCTTGTTATATAATATACTTATAAATAAAATGTTTGATAATTTAACACTACCAGTGGAGTCTAAATTGAAAAAATCACAATATCCAAATAGTACTATCGTTGATGTAATGTGTGCAGCTATAGAAGTACACAACTATCAAGGCTTTATTCGCAGTGGTCAAGGATATACAGATCATAATCATGAAACCGGTGAATCAACAGTTATACGTGATAACAAAACAGTAATTGCTGAAGAATATTTGTCTACTGGTGCAAAGTTTACACAAGAACAACTTACAGCAGCAAATGCGTTAATTGACTCAATTAATGGTAAACTAATGATTAAGAAGATGACTAATAGTCTTAATAACTTTGAGCAAAATGTTGCAAAATGTCTTAACGAAGCTGATGTTAGTAAGTTTGGAATAAGTATTATTGCTAGTTTGCCACACAGTGTAAGTATTGACAAAAAGCGTGAAGAAGTAGAAGACAAAATGTCTACACTAAAGCACAGTAGTATATACTTTGGTGATAAAGGCAAACGCTATAATATTACAGTAGATGTATTAGATGTTAAATTCATTCAAAGTAGTAGTATATACATGATTACTACTGTTTACGCTAAAAAAGACATTATTAAGTTTTGGTGGAGAGATCAGCCAGATATTAGTGATATTATTGCTAATAAAAGCATCCAAATTAGAGCAACTGTTAACAAACATGAACTATCTAAGTACTCAAATGCTAGAGAAACCTTGTGTAATAGGGTAAAAATTATTGAAATATAAAGGTTGACATTATATATAAATTCGTATATTATTAGTACTAAGTTAAATAATAACAAAAAGGAGTTATATATGAAGAAGACTAAACAAGCAGTAGGAACTAAGTTCTTTAAAGAAGGAACACAAAACCAACAAATACTAGCTAAATTTTGGGGTACTGGTAAATCTTTTACTACAGAAGACCTAAGAAACAAGCTAGATATTGCATCTCCGGGTGCTAGGCTTTCAGAGCTTAGAGCTGAAGGTTTTAATGTTAAAGCTACTGCAACAACTACTGGATTAGCTGGTAGACAAGAAAATAGCTACATGATCTCACAAAGAAGAGTATCAGTATAATTATTAACTACATTTGGGCCCTAAATTTAACAGGGCCCAATTCTATGAATAAAAGATGAAAATAAAAGGTTGACAAGTAAGACTTCTTACTGTATACTAGTATAGTAATCATTAATAAAGAACAGGAGTTCACAAATGGCACATATGCAACTTAAGAAAGCTCGTAAGAATACTAAAGGCGAGACCATTGTTGAAATTTTACCAAATAACGTAAAAGATAATCCAAACGAAACAGACGATATGATCATGGAACGTATGCGAGAACGTTTCCAAATATTAGACGATATGACACAAGCGTCAATTGACGGTGTTGTACGTGGAATGGTTGTAACAGGTCCTCCAGGAGTTGGCAAGTCTTATGGTGTTGAATCAATACTAGAAAAGAATAGTTTGTTTGATACACTTGCTGGTAACAAGCTACGTTTTGAAACTATTAAAGGTGCATCAAGTGCAATTGGTTTGTACAAGATACTTTATAACAATGCAGATAAAAACAATGTGCTAGTTTTAGACGATTGTGATACAGTGTTATATGATGAAACATCTTTGAACTTACTTAAAGCAGCACTTGATTCATGTAAGAAGCGTAAACTATGTTGGAACACAGATAGTGCATTGCTACGTAGGGAAGGTATTCCAGATAGCTTTGAATTTAATGGTAGTGTAATTTTTATTACTAACCTTAAGTTTGATAATGTACGTGGTAAGATTAAAGATCACTTAGCAGCTATCATGTCACGTTGTCATTACTTAGATCTTACAATGGATACTACACGTGAAAAGGTATTACGTTGTAAGCAGATTGTTGCAGACGGCATGCTTAACGAATATGATTTTACTAAAGCTGAAGAAGAAGATGTTATGGACTTTATGATTGGTAACAAAGAAAAGATGCGTGAAATTAGTTTGCGTATGGTTACTAAGTTAGCAGATCTTAAAAAGAGCTTTGGTGAAGAAAAGTGGAAACGCACTGCTGAAGTTACATGTATGCGTAGGGTAGCTGTAAAGTAAATTAACTTTAATATAAGGTAAGAAAAGGTCCATCCGGGCCTTTTTTTTAATGAATAAATAATACTATGGAATTTCTACTCAAAGCAATCATTGGTGGTCTGGTTATAGCAGGTGTTGTAACTGCAGCACAACGTAGCAACCCAACACTAGGCGCTCTAATACTTGGTATACCGTTAGGTAGTGTTGTTAGTCTTATCTTTATGTATTACGCAGGAGTGGAGGTTAAAGTATTTCAACAACTAGCACAAGAAACAATTTACTTTGTTTTAGTTAGTTTGGTTTTCTTTCCGCTATTTGTTATTACATTAAATCATTGGAACTTTTGGTTATCATTGCTGAGTTCTATCTCAGTTACAATGATTGCATTATTATTTCTAAAATATTTCCTAGAAAGCAATTGACAAACAC